GAGAACCAGGAAGAAAACCAATTTCTCTAGTTGCTACAAGAGAACGTACAAGATAAATGCGTTCATATGGAGTATCTTCACTCAAAACATCTAAAAGTGCATTATACAGGGTTATAAAAGTTTTCCCCGTTCCAGCACATCCATAAGCAACAATATTTTTTCCTTCTTGATAAGAATCAAACAAACGCTGCTGATTCTCTGTCAAAGGATCAATAGTAATCAAATAATCAGAACTTAAAGGTTTTTTACGCTTTTTTTGTT